TGATATAATTGTGTCTGAAAATGCGGGAGTGGTGTAGGGGTAACATACGAGTTTTCCAAACTTCTGTCCTGAGTTCGAATCTCAGCTCCCGCTTGATTTAATTAGGTTTTTTGTTGTCTAAATACTAGGAGATGAATCTTGCTAGCGGGATAAGCGACAATGCCTTTAAGTAGACTAGAAAATTTCCTAAAGAATGTTGAAGGTAACATACTATATGTAAATCCAACGGATTTGGATGCTACAGATAGTATTGAAAACCAAGGTAATTCATTAACCAGACCATTTAAGACAATCCAGAGGGCTCTACTTGAAGCTGCTAGATTTTCATACCAGATAGGTCAGGATAATGATAAATTTGATCGTACAACCGTATTGTTGTACCCAGGCGAACATGAGATTGATAATAGGCCTGGATTAAATGTAGTTACAGATCCAGATAATGCTTCTGCAGCATTATTCAGGGATAGACAAGGTAATATTATTTCAAATGCTAATTTTCCCGAATTATCTGATTCTACTAACTATAATCTTGATGATCCAACGAATGAATTATATAAGTATAACTCTGTAGAAGGTGGTGTAATTGTACCCCGTGGTGTATCTATAGCTGGCTATGATGTACGTAAGACAAAAATAAGACCTAAATTTGTACCAGATCCTGAAAACGCACAAATTAATAAGTCTGCTATATTCCGTATGACTGGTGGATGTCATTTCTGGGCAGTAAGTTTCTTTGATGCTAATCCTAAAGAGTCTTGTTATAAGGATTATACAACAAATAAATATCTTCCACAATTTTCTCACCATAAATTAACAGTATTTGAGTATGCTGATGGTGTAAATGGTGTAGGTATTGGTACTTCAACTACCACTACCGATCTTCAAATGTATTTCCACAAGGTTCAGAGAGCCTTTGGTGATGATTCTGGTAGAGGAATAGCTGACTTCCCAGTTAATACTGACATGCAACCTAAGTTGCCTGAGTTTGAGATTACTGGACCTGTTGTTGTTAATGATATTTCAGTTAGTCAGATTATTGCAGGTGATGGTTCAACTCCAACTTCAACAATAACTGTAGATACTTCAACAGCTCATGGGCTTGTTGTGGATAGTGCTATTAGGATAGCTGGTGTTACTACATTCCCAAATATCTACAATGGTAACTTCACTGTAACTGGTGTTAGTAGTGAACGTCGGTTTACTTATGAGGCTTCAAGTACTCCAACGGATGCAACTCCTACTATTGGTGGTGTTGAAACTATAGTACCTGATACTGATAATGTAACGGGTTCTTCACCATATATTTTCCACTGTTCCTTAAGGTCTGCTTATGGTATGTGTGGTCTCCATGCTGATGGATCTAAGGCATCTGGATTTAAATCCATGCTTGTTGCTCAGTTTACTGGTATTGGATTGCAGAAAGATAATAATGCATTCTTAGTTTATAATAAGACTACTGGACAATATGATAATAATGGTACTGCACCTTCTAGTGAAAAACCACTTTATTTGAATGGATCTTCACGGTATAGACCAACATATAAAAACTCTCATATCAAAGCATCTAATAATGCATTTGTTCAGGCAGTTTCTGTGTTTGCCGTTGGTTTCTCAGAGCATTTCACTAGTGAAAGTGGTGGTGATATGTCTATCACCAACTCAAACTCCAATTTTGGTTCTGTATCTCTAAATGCAAAGGGATTTAAAGATTCTTCATTTGCTAAAGATAATAGAGGATATATTACTCATATTATTCCACCCGAAAGTCAATTCCAGAAAAATATTTCAGTCGAGTGGGAAGCTATTGATGTTACTAAGACTTTAGCTGCATCTGTTGATCAAGAACACATCTTCTTAGATGGATTTACTGATCCAGCTATTCCTCCCGTACATGTAATTAATGGATATCGGATTGGTGCAAAAGCTGGAGTAGATGGTATTATACGTACAAATCCTGATTTATTAAATGTAAGTATTGCTGGTGTTGGCACATATAGTGCTGAGATCATAATGCAAAATAAGACTGGTGGATCTGATTATTCCACTATGAAGGTTTATGATGTAGAAAGAACTGGTGTAATTAATAGCATAACTGATAGTAAGATAACTTTAACTTCAGCTCACCAGTTATCTGCAGGTGAAAGTATTCGTGTAATCTCTGACGATGGATTCCTTCCAGACGGAATTGATACTAATGTTATTTACTATGCAGTAACTAATGCTTCTACTCAAGAAAGTTCTTTAACAAATACACAAATAAAACTTGCAAGAAATAAGAATGATGCATTACTTGGTGGATCTGGAAATATTATTGCAATTAATAATAATAAAGGTGGTGTTCTTACTATTGAATCACGAGTAAGTGATAAGAAACCTGGCGATCTAGGACATCCAATACAATATGATACTACTAAGGGTAACTGGTATATCCAAGTTAAAGGTACTTCCAATGAAGTATATGCTGCCGTTAATAGTAATTCTGCACAATTAGGACCAAGAACTGGTAAGACATTTATCAGAAGAAAGGAAGATACTAGATCTCTTAATGATAAGATCTATAGACTTAGGTATGTAATACCTAAAGAATCTTCTGATGCAAGACCACCAATTCCTGGCTATACTTTACAGGAATCAAGTACTGTTGGTGTATCTACATCTGGTGAATTTACTAATGATATCCCTAATGTAACGGTTCAGAGAAATCTTCGTATTGTAAAGAGTGTTGACAGAGATCCAAACACTGGTATCACAACTGTTGTTACTGAGAAACCTCATAATTTAATTATGGGTGATGATGTACAGTTTAAGAAGATTAGAAGTGGTGGTAATTCAGCTGGTACTATAAATGAAGGATATAATATTGTAAGAGATATTGTTGGTATTACTAGTGCTAAAGGATTTGAAGTATTATTCTATGATACAGATCCTGGCACATTTACTGATACGAGTACAAATAGAAGTGATAACCTTCCTACAGTAAGTAGACGTAAACATAAAGATACATTTACTGTATATCGTGCAGAAACCATTAAGTCTCATGATTATCAAAGACAAGATGGTGTATATCATTTGATTTGTGTTGATAGTAGTATATCTCCTACTGTAAATGAGTATACTAATTCTAAGTTTAATCAAAACATAACTGATCTTTATCCACAGTATGATGCTGATAACTTCAACATGGATCCTTCCCATGCTGCAAGTTTTGCACTTAATACTCCAATCGGTAAAGTTGTTACTAATGATCTTAGAGGTAGTTTAAGTAAGGAATTTACAAATAACTTTATTGTTGGTAATCAAATTGGTTATGCAGTAACTGGTGCTGCAAGTCATACTAATGGTATTACTACAGTATGGACTAACGTTGAACATAATTTCAATACAATCATTAAACTTGCATTAGCTGCTGGAGGAAGTGGATATGGTAGTGCAGGTATTCTTTATAACGTTGAGTTATCAGGTGGATCTGGACATGGTGCAACTGCTAATGTAACTGTTAATGGTGCTGGAGTAGTAACTGCTGTTGAGATTGTTGATGGTGGTGCTGGATATACTAAGGGTAATACTCTTAATGTAAAAGCAGGTGCTGGTAATGCAACAGTAACTGTTTCTGCAATTCATAGTAATATTGGTGATGCAATTCAGATAGTTGGTGTTGGTACTGTTGGTAATAGATATAATTCTGGATATAATGGTATTCATACTGTTACTTCAGTAACTCCTAAGAGTGTTACTTATCAATTACCAAGTGGAAAACCTGCAGGTATTCATAGTACAACTACTGCTGGTATCCATACTGGATTCTTCATGTTGGCAGGTAATGCACCTAGAATTAATTCTATATCTTACTCTAATCCTGATACAGGAATCGCAGTAGTAACTACAGATGAGCCTCATGGATTGAGTGTTAATAACTCATTTAGTATTGTTGGTGCTGCACAAACCATATACAATGGAGATCATCTTGTATTTGAGAAGAATAGTACTACACAATTCTCATTCAAATTTACTGAGAAATTTACTCCTGCAACTTATACAACATCAGGTGGAAAGGCTCAGGTTCTTCCTGTTTTATATGGTGCAAAAGGTGGTAAAATTGTTGTAGGTGATGAAAAACTTGCTGAAAGACAAGTTCCATTAGCTGTTGGTATTAGTACAACTTTAAGTAATGCTGCTTGGACTGCTGTTAATACTACATTGACATTAACAGATTCTTCAGGATTTATTAAAGGTGATTATATACAAATTGATGATGAAATTGTACGTGTTTCAGCTGATTTCTCAAGTAATGCGGCTACTGTTCTTAGAGGACAGTTAGGTTCTAGAGCAGAAACTCATCTTGCAAGTTCTCTTGCTAAGAAAATTCGTGTGTTACCTGTTGAAAAGAGAAGGGCATCTGTTCTTCGTGCATCTGGTCATACATTTGAGTATCTTGGATTTGGGCCTGGTAACTATTCAACCAGTTTCCCAGAGAAACAGGATAGAATTCTTACTAGAGAAGAGAATTTCCTTGCACAATCAACTACAGATAATGGTGGTTCAGTTGTTTATACTGGTGTTAATGATGCAGGTGATTTCCATATAGGTAATAAGGTTGTTAATTCACAAGATGGTACAGAAGCCACATTCAATATTCCTATTCCAACTACTACTGGATCTGGAGCAGAAGGTGATTCTGCAAGTGGAAGACTTGATGTTATCTTTGATAGTGTTAATATTAGAGAAGGTTTAATTGTTGATGGTAATAATAATACAACTGTTAGGATTAATGCTCCTACTACAGTAACTAAGAAATTAACTTCTTCATCAGATGATGGTGCTGAGTTTGTTTCTATTGATCTTACTGGTGGGTTATCTCCATCCAGAACTATCACTTATACTGCAACTCCACCAACAGGATCCTCAACTCTTGGAGATATTCTATTCAAGGCTAATCCTGATTTTGGTGATCATCTTGGATGGGTTTATACATCACAAGGATGGAAACAGTTTGGTCTTATTGCAACTGAGAAAGACAGAGATCAACTCAGTCTTGGTATAGTTGGTCTTGGATCTACATCTGCAAGTCGTGCTGGTAAAACAGATTCTAATGGTGTACTACAAGGTTATGGTGGTGCTCTTGATGTTCGTGGTGCTGTAGTTGCTGATTACCTCTTAATGACTGGTATTAGTACATTCCTTGGTACTACACTATTCACTGACGTGACAATCGGTAGATTGTTAGTTACTGGTAGTTTGAATGTTACTGGTATTACTACATTTACAAAAGGAGTCATATTTGATAGTAGTGATGAGGCTGTAGGTATTACAACCTTTAATAATAATGTTCATTTTGATGGAGCAACAGCGGGTAGGGATATATTATGGGATAAGTCAGATAACGCTCTTGAGTTTGCTGATAATACTAAGGCAACATTTGGTGCAGGAACTGGAGATATTCAGATTTACTCTGATGGATCGTCAGGTTTTATAGATTCTCCTGGCAATAGTACATTATTTATTAGAAACGCAACAAGTGGTGGTTCTGTAAAAATTCAAGGTAATAGTGGTGAAGAAAGTATAATTGCTAATCATAATGGCTCAGTAGATCTGTACCATGATAATACAAAACGATTAGAGACTAAGGATGATGGCGTTAATATTATTGGAACATTAGAAACCGATAACCTTACTAATACTGGAGTATCTACATTTAGTGGAACGGTAAATTTAAACGGTGAGATAAATCTTGGTGATGGTGCAGCTGATACTATCAGTGCAATTGGTAGATATGATACTAACTTAGTTCCTTCTACTGATGGTGCTAGAGACTTAGGTGCTTCTGGATTAGAATGGAAGGATTTATATCTTGATGGTACTGCAAATATTGATTCATTAATTGCTGATACAGCAGATATTAACGGTGGTACTATTGATGGTACTGCTATTGGTGGAAACACAGCATCTTCTGGTGCATTCACAACCTTATCTGCAAGTGGAGGAACAAATCTTAATGGGAATATAGCATTAGGTAATGCTATTACTGATACTATTACACCTACTGGTAGATTTGATGCTCACCTCGTACCTCTTACTGATAATGCAGTAGATTTAGGTGCATCTGGTGTAGAATTCAAAGATTTATATCTTGATGGAACTGCAAATATTGATTCATTAGTTGCAGATACTGCTAAGATTAGTGATCTATCATTGAATAAACTTGTTTATTCTAGTTCTGCTGATGGTGAATTATCAGACGTTACTGGATTCTCTTATGCTGCTGACAATAATGGTGTTGATAGAATCACTGTAAGTAAGGATGATTATATGGAATGGTTGGGTGGTAATGGTGCTGCAAATGTTACTGGATCATTTACTGGTAGTATTAATGTAGTAGGTAGTGAGAGTGTTGGTGGTACTTCTGTAGCTAGAAATTTATTAATAACCAGTTCTAATCATGGTTTGCCAAGCGGTAATAATACAATTGCTAATGGTGGCCCAGGCGGTTGTGTTATTACCATTTCTACTGGTAATGGGAACATTAATGCGTTCAATGGTGTATATAAAGTAGTAAGAGTAACTGGTACAAAAATAGAACTGGATAGAGCATGGGTAGTACTGGATCCAGAGAGTAGTGAAACAGAAGTTACTGGTATTACGTTCACTAAAGGTAATCATGGTAATGAGGTCTCAATTCAAGGTGATCAAATTACTGTTATTAATAAAATCCCATCACAGGCAGTATTTCATAATTTACGAATTAGGAATGAACTTACTGTTCCTGGCACAATTTCAATTGAACAAGGAACAGTTTCGAAATCTCTTTTCGTTTTTGCTCCTGCTACCATTTATAATCTTACTTTAGATCGTGCTAGTAATTATAGTAGTGGAGATCAAAGTGGTAACTTAACTGTTCAAGGTGAATCTGTATTCAGTTCTACTGGAATCACAACCATACCTCACTTACATGCAGGAAACCTTAATGTTGTTTCAACTGATGGTAATACAGGTATATCTACCTTCGGTGGTAATATAGATGCTAATGGTAACTTAGATGTTGATGGTACTACTGATTTAGATACAACTAACATTGTTGGAAATCTTACTCTTACTTCTGGCCACGGACAATTTGATAATATTAGAATTGACGGTAATACAATATCATCACAGAATACTAATGGAGTAATAACTCTTGATCCAGCTGGAACTGGTGATGTAAATATTGAAGGGCCTCTTGATGTTAATAGTAGTGCGAATGTTTCAGGAACTGCAACATTAGCAACTGTTGATATTAATGCTGGTAATATTGATGGAACAGCAATCGGTTCTGCTTCAAGATCTACAGGTAAGTTTACTACACTTGATGCTAATTCAAACCTATCAGTTGGTGGTAACGGTACTGTTACAGGAACATTTGATGTTGATGGAGCCACAACATTAGATGGATTGACTGTTGCTGAAGCTGCTACATTCAATGCTGATGTGACCTTTACTGGTGATAATTATAGTACAGTATGGGATAAATCAGAAAGTAGACTTCGCTTTGGAGATAATGCTAAGGCAACATT